CGAATATGTTTTGCGACGCGGTGTTGAAGTCCGTACCGCCGAACCGTGGATTGTTTCCGATAAGCGCTACGGCTGCGCGGGCAACAGCTTCGCCCCGGCTGGTGGCCTGCTGGTCAACGGGCTTACCGGCGTCAAGGATCTTGAGGTCAACCGTCTTACCCTTATCGAGATGCGCGCTGAGCTGCGCCTGCTTCGTCATCATGGCCGCTGTGCGCTTCATGCGCTCAGCCGCGTCGCGCGTCAGGCGCTGGTTCAAGTCGTTGAGTGCATTGAGGCCAGCAACGCTGTCGTTAAGACCCGTTGACTTATGGTACGCAAAGTGGCTGCGAAACTCTTTGACGATAGCATCGCCGCGCTCTTTACCGAAGCGCCGGTCTTTCAGGTTCGCACGCACGCATGTTTCAAAGTCAATTAGATTCGGCATGTTGTCACCGCTTTCAGGTCTTCGTCAGCATCAATCTGTTCTTGTAGCATTTGGCGCAACGACATCTCGCGCATACCAACGCCGTCTTCGTTCGGCACCATCATCTTTGTCTCAAGTGGCAACCGTATGTCAGTGCCGGGAACGATGGCGTCAGTCTGATCGGCAAGTACTTTAGGCAGACTATCACGGAACGACTGCAAACCGTCAGTCAATACTTCGTCGTTGTGCTTCATGACTGCCGATGCAATGTCGGCCACGCCTGCGTTCTCGGGTAGCCGGTCGCGCACAGATGCAGACTGCCGCAAAGCCGGTATGTCATCAGCCGCTGTGCGCTCAAACGCGTCGAACGCGTCGAGCATACCGGGCGCTTGGTCTGGAAGTTTGCTCTCGCCACGGCGCAGCATGTCCTGCACGGCGCGCAGGTCGGCGTCGCCAGCCGCCCACTTCTTGCGCGCCCGCGCGTAGGCACGCGACACAGCGGGTGCAAGGTCGCGGCGCTTGTAGTCGAGCCGGGCCAGCTCGTCTCGGTACGCCTTGATCGTGGGGCTGTCAGCCGTATCGTGCGCGTGGGCCACGCGATCGCGCTCTTCTACTAGGCTCTTACGCTCTGCTTCTAGGGTGCGCTTTAGCTTGGCCGGATCGCGCGGCGTGATTGCGCGCAACCGCGTTTCGACCTCGGCGATCTTGACCTCGATGTCCTGCACGGCCAGCGCCCGGCTGGCGTCGTTAGGCTTAGCCATCTCGATGTACTGCCGCACTTGCTCCATCTCAGCGCCGAGCTTGTCGTAGACGCGGAACACGTCAGGGTCGATCGTGCGGGCTAGATCGTCAGGCGATGCGCGCCCTAACGCTGCACGAGCGTCGGGCGTCATGGCGGCGTAATTAATGCTAGGCTCTGAGCGCGCCAGTATCTCTTCGGGCGTGGGCGCACGAACCGCCATAGGCGCGTCGCCGTCCCATGCTTGCAGCCGAGCTTCCAAATGCGACAGGTCTTCTGCCATGCCGCGCGCATCGTGGCGCGTGGGGCCTACGGGCGACCCTTCCTGCCGGGCGTACACTTCGTCAAAGCTGCGCTTGCCAGACATCACGTCGGCCAAGTCTTGCTCTGCCTTAGTCATCGGTCGGCGTGACACGGTAGGCTCGGGGCGCGGCGGCACAGGGGGCGCAGGGTCGTCAGGCGTGTTGCGGAACCAGCGGTTGCCGAGCGCCACCGCGCCCTCGCCTACGCCACGAATGGCCGCTCCGCCCGCTGCGGCTAATCCTACCTGAGATGCGATCTGTGCTGCGCCCGTTTCCAGCCCCAACAGGCGCATGTTCTCTTGCGCGCCGGTCAACTGGTTGGCCAGCTCGATCGCGCCTTGGGACCCCGCTTCCGTCGCGATACGCATAGCCGCTGTGCGCCCGAAGCCGCCGATCGGGAGCGTGGCCGCAAGCATCGGGTTGGTGACAGGGTTGACGCCCGAAGCTATTGCGCCCGCGAACGACCCAACAGTGCCAGTGACGCCCTTGCGCGCCGCCGCGTCGCGATCGACGGCATCACGTGCTGCGCCTCGTACCGATTGCCACAGTTCATACGTCGTGCGTAGTTGCGCGTCAGGGTACTTCTGGCGCAGGGCTTCAATGCGTTCGTCGTATTGACGTAGCGCATTGGCTTCTTCTTCGGTGCCGCCGTCCGTGTAGAAGCGGGCCACGTCCTCAAAGGGACGGAACGAAGTAGCGTCCATCAGCGTAGGAGGTTTGAGAATTGGCCAGTCCGGGGCAACCTCACCGAGCTTCACCAGCTTTTCGCGCTGCGTGCCTACTTCGTCGTAGAGATATTCGTTGACACCACGCGAGGACATAGCGCGATCTTGTGCCTCAAACGCGTACTGCGCGCCACGCAACGGCCCAATCTTAGGCCCGGTGGCCACGCTCTCGGGGCTGAGGTATCGGTTATCTTGGTCAGCTTCTAGGAAAGACATGCGGTCCTCAGTTCGCTAAAAAGTTGAACCACGTGTCCCCGCGACTAGCCGTCGATCGCGGCCCCGGTCGCGACACAATGCTGTTCACCAGCTCGGGCGTCGGCTTAATCGTGTACGCTTCGATCGGAGAGCCGGGCGCAGACGGCACCGCCAAGAAGCTACCGTCGGCCAGCATCAGCCGGTATGTACCGTCGCCCACCGCGCGCAGCTTTAACTCGTACTTGAAGTCCGCAGGGTCCGCGACTGTACCGTCGGCCAGCACTGGCGCTTGCTTTGACGTAGACATCGCAACTATGTCCTCTAGCGTGATCCTGTCGATCGCGCGGTCGAGCACGTCAGCGCTGATGCCGGTCGGCAGTAGCGTTTTCTCACCGTTCACCACGTCGATAACGGGCGCGTCGGCTGAGCCGCCGAGCACAGCGTTTACTGAATCCTCAAACTTGATCTTAGAGTTGCCTAGTTGCTCTGAGCTGCCCGCCGACACTGAGCGGTTAGTCCAGTGCGCAACAGAAGCATCGAGTATCGACTGCCGGTCTTCGGGCTTCAACAGCGCCAGCGCGGGACCAGCCTGCACGCTAAACACTTGCATGGCCTTATTGCTGCCGTCGCCAAGCCCGAGCTGCGTGCGGATCGACGGATTGTCGTTGAGGATCTTACGGCCACGGATGATCTCTTGCGCGGCATTAACCCCGCCTGCCATATAGAGCTTACCGGCAAACGCGAACGCGGGGTCCTTCTCACCTAGCTGGCGCAGCGCTGCCTTCGACACGTCAGGTCCCATCTGCGCGACGCCAGCCATCACGCGCACGATGTCGTCGGCGCTGCCTGTGTCGATCTGCGACTTGAGATAGTTTGCTTGCTCGTCAGTAAACGGCTTCATGTCGCGCATCGGAATGTTGTAGTAGTTGGCCACAGATTGCGCCACGCCAGACTGCGCGGCGAACCCGCCCTCCGCGCCGAGGTCAGGCATCACAAACGTGCCGGTCTGCGCGGCTGTCATCATCGGGTCTTTAGCCAGCCCGGACTCAAGCGCGGTCAGGCCACGTTGGTATTGCTGCACGTCCTCAAAAGCCACGTTGTCGGGCGACAAACCGAACTTCTGCGCCAGCCCCACGTAGACATCTTGCACTGACAGTTTCTGCCCGTCTCGGTAAAATATGGGCTTGTTGGCTTCGGCTGCTTTTGGCATCAGGTCTGCCGCAGATATACTCGGGTCCCTTTCCCGCGCCGCTATCAGTGTACTTGCCCCGTCCGCGCCCATAAAGTGCGCCATGTATATCTCAGCGTCGGAAGGCTCGCGCCCTAACGCCGTGCTTAGCGCTGCTCTATTGCGCGTGGCCAACAACGCGGTGCCTAGCGCAGCAAAATTGACATCACCACGCAAAGCTAAAACCTCTTGCTTAGACATAGCGCTTAGGTCAAGGCCCCATTGCTCGGCGACACCGGGCGAGTAAACCAACTCTAGCCACGTGCTTTCTATAAATTGACCGGGGCCTATAGCCGTGGAAGCAGGCTTACCGTCAGGGCCTAAAATATCTGTAGGAAAGTCGTATCTATTTGGCTCGACGGTGACAAGAGGTGTACGCTTAATCACGTCAGACTTCGCGCCCGCCATAAAGCCGCGCTCCATCAGCACGGACGATACTTCGGGCGACAGGTCGCTCCACCCGCCGAACACAACGCCGCCTTCCTTTTGCTTGAAGGTTGCTGGCACAGCGTCAATCATCTTGGCGCGCAATACGCCCGCCTCTTCCCTAAAGCCTGTAAACCCCGCGTCGATCAGCGCCGCTGCGGTGCGCGCTTTATCCGCCGCACTCATGCCCAAGGTCGAAACGTCGATCGTGTTGTCCGACTTTTGGCCGGGCGTGTCCGGCAGGCGCACAACGGGCAACGCGGACCCTAGCATCTGACCAGCCATAGTGGCGGCGTCTAGCACGTCAGGGCGCATGTTCCGCACGTCGAAGCCGGTTGTGAGCGCCATTGGCGTATATTCAGGCTTAACTTTGGGGCGCTTGGCCTTCAATTTATTGCCAGCCTCCGCCCCCCACGTAGCGGCCAGTAAAGCAGGGCTTACGTCGTTGTACACTTTAGCCGCGCTGTTTATCGCGGTCGATACTTCCGGCGCAAAGTTGGGGAACACAGCGTCAGGGCTTCCGTTGGTCTGTGCTATGCGGGCGCGGATCTCGCTCGGTGGCAACTTCATGATCGTGCGCTTGATGTCCTCATTGCGGGCAACGCGTGCGATCTGCGCGGCCTGCACCGGGTCGCCCACTTCTTTGACCAGCGACTGCGCGCTGCGCAAATCCTCGGGGTCGATAAATGATGTGGTAGTCTCGCTACGCTCTTTCAGTACCTTGACCGCCGCGTCGGCTTCGGCCTTGACCTTGGTGCGCAACTGAGTGCGCATCGAGCCGAGCTTGTCCGCTACGCGCGCATAGTCCTCGGGCTTCATCTCAGCCGTCCAGTCCTTGCCGCCTTGTCCGGCCAAGTCTGCGGCGATAGCGTCTACCGCAGCCGCTGTCGTGGCGGCGTTCATCATACCGTCGAACCGGCTCTTGGCTGCGTTGTAGCGCCACTCCTGCTTCATCAGCTCGCGCTGCGAGGCGGGCATGTCGGTGCGGCTGTCGATCACAGCGAAGCCGTCCTGCACGCTCAGATCATACGCGGTCGGGTCGCCCATGACTTTGTTCTGCAACGTGGACAGCGCCGTGTTAGCTTCGCGCTTGCCAAACTCCTGCATCGCAGACCACTCGTACTCGGCGGCGTTGCTTGTATACTGCGGGAAGCGGGACATGGCTTCTTGGCGGAAGGCCATGCGCGCGGCGTCGTCAGCCAATCTGTTCGCGTGGTCCTCAACGAGCGCGGGGTACTTCTCTTTCACTAGATCGTGGTAGCCTTTGCCGTCGGGGCCGACTTGATTGCGAAGCTGCAAAAGATCCGGCGTGGGATCAAAGTTGGCCATCGCGTTCGCCGTGTCTTCGCGCCGCTTCTTGTCTGCAACGCGCGCCACTACGTCAGTCGTCACGCCTACCGCTTGCCCTAACTCTTGCAGCGCGCCGCCTACCTGAGCGCCAAACGCATCGGCCCCGCCGGAACGTGCGATGCCGCTCGCGCTGCTGCGCAGCGACCGAGCGTCCACTTGCGACGTGTAAGGAAGGTTAGGCATAGCTTAGACCCCTTTGTAATATCCGTATGCTTTGCTCGCGCCGCTCAATAGCGCGCTACCGGCCTTCACGTAGCTCGACTTCTTGGCGTTCTTACCCGCTGCTATGTTGGCGTCGGCACTCTCGTTCGCACCTATGATACCCATAGCCGCGTCGCGCCCGCGCACTTGGCCTTCGTAAGATGTGCGACGCTGATCGAGCGCCATACCCACAGCGGAATCAGCAAGGACATCGAGCGGCGACCCCGCCATGTCCACGCCCGACGAGCCAAGGCTGGCTTTGATCGTGGCAAGCTGACGGCGATGCTCGCGGCGCTGGTCCTCGGCGGCCAGCTCTGCGGTGTTGATGGCGTTGATACGGTCTTGGGTTCGGATCTGTGCGTCGCGACGGTCTTGCTCCGCCGCCCGGTTGGCCGCTGCGCGCTCAGCGTTGCCCTCGCTGATGGCTCCAACTACGGACAGGGCCGTACTCAGTCCCGACACTACGGCTAGTACTGTAGCTGCGGCCATGCCTACCCCCTAACGCGCGCGTAGAGAGCTTCGTCAAGCCCACTCGCGCTACTGCCCCTCATGCGGGGGGCCTCCAAATCCATACCGAGCAATCTAGCCCACCGATGCCCCGGCTCGAAGTCGCATAATACCGTCATCTCGACGCGAGGGCAAGGGTGCAGCTCTAGCGCGCGTTTAACCTTGCGCGTCAGGGCCATCATGTGCGGGCCTGCCTCTCGCGAAAGCATCGCCCACGCCATCGCCCGGCGGTTTGTGACGCGGATAATACCCGCAGCGCCCAAGCATTTATTGCCGCAAAACGCCGTGAAAGAGAACTCGTTTTCCAACGCCGTGCGCAGAGCGGGGTCAAGGTATGCAAGCTGAGTTTGCTTGTCGCCCTCTTGCGCCGCCACCAGCGCTATGTGTTCCTGCCGGAGCTTAACGTACTCGATCATTTCGGGTTGTCCTGTGTCACGAGCTGCGGTAGCAATGCCAGCACGTTGCACGGTAGTGGCGTCTCTTTCCTGCGTCGTATGTACAGGCATCCGTCCACTTCGTATCCTGCCGCCAGAGGTATCGGCTTCGTGAAGCCCGTTTGCAGAACCACGCCGTCATTTACTTCGATGCTGTAGTCCTTGTAGTAGTACTCCATCGGCTCGTACTCAATCACGCCTGTGTCATGGTTCTTAACGCCGATGTCGCCGCCGAAAGAATCCCACACGAGGACAGTCACGTTGTGCATACGCTTTACTTTGCCAATGGCCGTCCCGTCCGCAGCGCCATTCTCTAAGCGCGCGGTGGTCACGAGGGAATCAAACCCAAAGCCAAGAATGACGTTCGATGCTGCGAATGGCAGAAGCACAGACCCGTCGGCCACGGTGATAGGTCCGATCGGCGCGCCGTCCGCCAGCCCATAGAGGACGCGGCCTTCGACGTGCGTGAGGTTGTACAGCCGGGTCGCCGGAGCGCCGCTGTAGCGGAGCGCACAGTCCACATAATGCGCGTCCGAGAGATCCATGCCGAAGTCCCAAAACGGAGTGAGCTTCTCCACGAAGCGGCGCGTTTGCCCGTTGACAGTACGACGCACAATCATCCACAGCACATCTTGCTGCCGCTCAGTGCCGGGCAGAACTGATATGCTTTCGACAAAGGCTTCCGAGCTACCGAGGTCGGGGAGCGGGTGCTGGTGCCAGCCCACCACGTTCTCGTCGCGGTTATACGTCAGTCCGACAATGCGCCCGTCTTCGCGCAGGACCCAAACGATACTGTACGGTTCCGCCGCGTAGGCCAGCTTCTTGAACTTGGTTATACCGAGGTGGCTCGCGAGCTGCGACATGCTCGGCGCTTTGAAGCTATCGGCCTCGTAGGAGTACGCAAACTCACGCAGAGTACGGGCCGAGCGCTGCACAAACAATGTCTGGCCGTCCACCGACACCGCGCGCACGTTGGCGCTGCCGCGTTGCGTGGGCGTCTTAACGCGTATCGAGTTGGCCGTCACGTTCTTGCCCGACCCTTCGAGCGGCAACACTTGCGCTTCGGTCAGGCCGGTGCCAGCGAGGATGCCGTCTTTGCCCACGGCCAGCCAGCGGATACGCGAGAGCTTAGGTGTGTTGAGCTGCACGAATATGCCGCTGGTATCGAGCACTTCGCCGTCCGGGGTCGTGGGCGCAAAGCGATCGTAGAACTCGGGCATGGACGCGGCCAGCGCGTCGGGGTACTTGGTCGAGCCGCCGAGCCACAAGCGGTCTTCGGGGCCAAACACGCCCGCGTTGGGGTAGCCGGTCGTGTCGCTCCAAACACCGAGACGCCACTTCGACGACGGCGCAAGATCGGGAAACGGCTCGTCTAGCAGCACGGCTTGCACTTCGGTAGCTGACGTGCGCGACGTGATGCGCAGGGATCGCCACACAGCATCGCTGCCTTGGATGCGAATCAGTCTGCCTTCGTCGGTAGTCAAAAACCCTAAGCCGCCGTTGATGTCGGTCGTGGACGACGCAGTGATCGTGACGTTGACCGAAGTGGTAGAGCGGATAATCAGGCTGCGGATCGTGGGGTTCACCGTGCCGTTGCGCGTGCACGCCGTCACGTTCAAACGATAGTACTCATACGCCACTGCGTTATCGAGCGGGAAAAAGACAGACTTCATGCCGTCGTAAAGCACATAATCTTTTTGGGTATCAAGAATAGTCCAGTTAGTTCCGTCGTTGCTGCCTTCAAACGTGAAGTTAGATGGCGCATGGTCTTTGCTCGTGTAGCTGGTGTTGGCGTTGTAGTCACCAAGCGCGATCGAGTACCCGTCGGCCACGAATGGCGCGCCGGTGGAGCGGTACTGGATTATGCCTGACTGGTTCGTGTTGCTGCGCCAATAGCTCGGCAAAGCTGGATTGTCGAACGCCAAATAGTAATCGCTGCCCGCGTCATTGCTGCTGCCCGAGCAAACGCCAGAGGGCGTTGTGTTGCTCGTCATGTTAGGCGTGGCTTTACCCGTAGCGCTCAGCGTCAATTTAGTCGTCGTGTCTACTTGCGGTAGGTAAGGACCGTCGGTAAAAACGATGGCCTCGAACCGCCAATCGTAAGTGTCGAGCCGCTTTAACTTGTAAGGCTTGACCGTGGGGTGCAACAGCCAAAAGGTGTCGAACCGCTGTAGATCACATATCTCTTCTAGCTGGTCCTCCGTGTAGGGGGAGTCCACGTGGTACACACGCGCCACTTGCATACTGGCCGGGTCGGGTATCGGTAAGTACGTGGCGTCGAGCGTGTACTGATTGCCCGAGATTGCGGTGATGCGCGCGGTGGTGCCATTGAGGTTTGATGCCTCGGGAAGCAAGCTGATGACAACTTCTTCGCCGACGACGCCGCCCCATGCGGGGTCCAGCTCAACGACGATCGGCGACCGGGCGACCATGGTGCAGAACTCAGGCTGACGCGTGAGTAGGCCGAACTCGGTAAAGAAGCGCAGCCGCCCCGGCGAGAACTCAAGCTGCAAGAAGTCAGTCTCAGAAAACACAAAGGGGATCAGAACGGTCTTCTTAGTCTCGTCGTACACCTTGCCCATGAAGGCCGTACCGCTGCGCGGAATCGCGGGGCCTTGCGGCGCGGCGACATAACCTTCCATCTTGCGAACGCTTGACGGATAGCGGTCAATGTCCGTGCGGCCCTCCATGAGAGCCGACCATTCGCCGCCGTTGAAAGACCGAATAATAGGTGACGCTTTAGCCATGACAAACCCCCGTTAGGGTAGCTGGCCTGCACGAGCGGAGAGCCAGCTATACTCCCCATCATCCTGTTGTATCTCTTCTGTGCCGATAATGAAAGCATTAGCTTTGGCCGCTGTGTCAACGGCATCGCGGTATTTCGCGTCAGCTTCTTGGTTTTTACTGGACGAGCCAGTGATATACTCAGCCGAGAACCGGCGCAGAGCACAGGCCAGCACATCAACGAACAGCGGATCGAACTCGTCTTCGTTCGCGTTCTTGGTGTACTCAATGGCCAGCGTGGGATTCTCGCTGTAGATGAAGCGCCCGCGCTGCACCCACTCCGTACTCTTTATACGTATCGGTACTAAGCAGTCTATCGGCATCGCGTATTTGTACGGCTTCTCTACGTCCGTAAGCGTTTGCACAAGAGTAAGTTTGTAGTCAGCCACACGTGCAAACACCCAACGGCGCTTGGCCAGTTCGGTTCGCTTGATGTGAGTGTAGTTGGAAGAAAAGTACCGCTCGATCGCCGTGCGGGGCGGACTAATAGTCTGGACCGTAGAGGACGCAATGCCGGACAAGCCGATGTTGATGATCTGCGTGTCTGTGTACATTGCGTCCCCCTTGCCCTCACGAGGACCTTATTACTCGTAAACGTAGGCGATAAAGCCCTTCAGTGTAGCGCCGATCGGAATGGTGCCGCCGGTGACTTTGGCCTGCACGAGCACACCAGCTTTCGAGTAGAGGTCGAACTCAAGCAAGTTGCCAAACTTGAGGTCCGCCGTGGCGCTGGCGATGTCGAGGTGCGCAGGAGTAAACGCATCGTCATCGTAGGCTTCGGTCGTGTTGTCGCCACTCGCATAGGCCGTGTGGCCAATGTCGAGGATGCGGCTCGCGCCGAAAGCTGAGGTCTGCACGCGGGACATGCTCGGGAGAACCCGAACGCGCCCGGCGGGCAGTTCAACGAGGTCGATAGTGGACCCGGCATCACTGGCCACAGTGATAGGGGGCATCTCAAAGCTGGCAAAACGGATTTTGCCGTGCTCTTCGACGGGGAGCTTCCGATAGTCTTCGGCGAGCTGCAAAGAAACAAGAGCGTCAACTGCCATGATGTATTCCTTCCGTAGTTAAGTAAACTGGTTTTGGGCTTCTCATAACTCAGTGGAGTAGAGCGGGCCGAAGCCCGCCCTGTCCCCGCTACGTTATTCCTTACACTGGACCTGAAACACCTTGCCGTTTTCACGACGGGTCGCACCACCGGTGAACGTGCCGTGAATCTGCTTGATGTTGTTCTTGTCAGGACGATTGCCAATCGTAATGGTCAGACCGTCCCACGCACCATAGTGCATACCTTCGTTGACCCAAGACGGGCAACGGCGAACCGTACCCGAATCAGAGAAGGTGGGGATGCCCTTACCATTGAGATCGCTGCCGTCGTTCTCATAAGGCACGAACACAAAGCCCATGAACTGAGTGACTTCGCCATCGACCAGCGGCTTGACGGCGTTGTAGTCACTCGACCCAACAGCCACTTCACCGAGCAAATCGTCCGTCTCTTCGGAAGTCACGGCGATGTACGGCTTGACGCTACGCACATCGACATGGCGCTTCTTGTAGAGCTTACGCAGCGAGCGCAGCTTGGCCACAGTCATGCCGGTACCGCCGTGCGCCACGATGTCCTGCGAAGGGAACGCGGTGTTGGTGGTGCCGTCTTTGCCGGTCTTCATGGTCGCGAAGTACTTGTCCATGATGATCTCGTCCATCTTGCGCGCAGCGGCTTCGCGGAAGCGCTCGACATAGGGCGAGGTCGGATCATAGATCATCTTGAGGGTATCAAGACGATCGACCAGTACGGCGCAGTCATACTCCTTGCCGGACACCCAAACCTGAGTGTGCTCAAGTTCGGTCAGCTTGGTGTCAGCATAAGGCGTATCGCGTTCAACGAACTCGACCTTGCCGATGAAATTGACGACTTGGCTCTTCTCACCCATGTAGGTGTTCGAGCTGACGAGAGGCATCAGGATGCCACCCTTCTTGTTGAGCGCAGCCACGACGTTCGCCGTGTACATTTTGACGTGGTGCTCGGGAACCGAGTAGGTCGCTAGAGTTTCAGCCATATTGGATACTCCCTTGGTTGATCACATTGCGTCGAGTTGCTCAGTGTACCAAGGGGTGTTCGTACAAGACGGCCCTTAACGATAAAAGGAAGTCGAGCAAACCCGACTTCCCTTCACCATACCTATATTCGCTACTTTGTCAAGTAGCCTACTTCTGTGCCGCAAAAAGCTGCGCCATACGCTCCACCGCCTGCCCATGGCCGGGGTGCTTCGCGTCGTTGTACGCCGCATCCGCTTGCAGCGTTGAGATCGCGTTCTTAATCGCTTCCTGCGACATGTTGGCCGGGTTGGTCGGATCGCCGCTGGTGCCGCCGAGGGGGCCAGCGCCTTCGTCAGAACGGCGACCGATCGCGGCCAACAGTTCGACTACAGGAGCCAAGCCCACGCTCTTCTCCACACCTTCTAGCAGCGCCGGGTCGAGCTTGAGGGACTTGATAACCCGCAGGCCCGCTGCCTGATTGGCCTTCAGCTCCGCGCCCCATTTAGTTTCAAGGGCGGCAAGGGCTTGTTCGTTGGCCACACGATCAGCTTCGACACGCGCTGCCATCTGTTCGCCGACAAACTTATTCCATTCATCGACCGCTTCCTGTGCCTTGGCCGGGGGCGCGCCGAGTTTGTGAAACAGCTTCTTGCCAAACTCAAGCGTCGGCTGATCGACAGCAACGCCCTCGCCCGGCTTGAGTTCGTACTTGTCCGGCGATTCGGGGCGGCCAAGTTTGTTGTAGAACGCGTCCCACTCAGCTTGCGGCGCGTCGGCCTTCGGCACCGAAGTGACTTCGGGGTTGCCGTTTTGCAGCTTGAGAAGGTTGTGGTACGCCATGGCCACTTCGTTAGGGTTGCTGTAGTTCTTGGCGCGCATCGTTTCGCGGACAGGTTCTTCCGGGATGCTCTCGAACCACGGCTTCTCGCCGATCGTGTAGACGCCTTTAGCGTCAGACCATGGGGCCTTGATAACCACATCGCCGGTCGGGGCGGGTGCGGGCGGAGTAGCGGCAGGCGGAGGTGCGCCGGTCGCAGGAGCGGCGGGGGCCGCAGCGGGTGGTGGTGGTGCGCCAGCGCCGGGAGCCGGAGCGGCGGGTGCCGTGTTCGTCGTGTCAGTCATGTTGTTTCCTATCGTGAGAGCGCGCCTGTGTACTTAGCAAACAGCACATCAAAGTCTAGGCGCGTAAAGTCCTTGATGCGCTGGAATACTTCTCGACGGCCTTCCTTCATGTGCATCAGCACTTGAGCGTGGGGGCCGTCAGCGATGTTGTAGGTAGACACGAGCATCTTGCAGAAGAACATGAGATCGCACAGCACTATGTCGATGTCAGCCTGCGATCGCTCGCCTGCGGTGAACACAGCGATGTAGGCTTGACGGCGGCGACGCAGCTCGCCCTCGGCATCGACAACCTCAGAGCGCACAGCCGCTTTGACTGCTGCCTCGTGGCGCTCAAGCGCCTCGGGATCGAACGGGTCGCCGTCCTCAAAAAGATCGTGGCTCATTGTGCACCTTGTGCTGTGAGGGTCTTAGCCGCCGAGGCCAACGGGGCTGCGTTCTTGAGAAGCTCGGCTTGCTGCTGTTGCTGCTGGCGCGCCGTGGCGAGCGTGCTCTTCGTGCGATCGTCATTCATCCACCGAGCGGGAACCGCCATGCGCTCGCTGATCTCAGGGATCGCAGCGTCGAAGTTGAAGTGGTCGAAGTGCGACGGATCTTGCGTGACGTTGACGAGGTTGGTCGCCATCTCGACGATGCGCATGAAGCCGCTGACCTCTTCGGCGTACATGCCTTTGGCCATCGGCGACGTGTGCAGAATGTCGTACTCGCCTCGGGCTTCAATAAGCTCGGGCGGCATCTGAGGCATCAGGCCCATCTCGTCGAGCATGTCGAGTTCGCGCAGCACGCCGGGACTGGTGAACTCTGACTGCAAGCGGCCCATCGTGGGGGCCATCAATGCCGTCTTCTCTGCCATGCGCTCCATCACCTCGGTGGCCGTCATCTCTGGCGTTTCCATCAGGATCTGGAATATGGTCACGAAGAAGCTGTCGTTTATGTCCATGCGCTCTTCTTCGAGCAACTTGTCGGGTATGCGCAGATCGCCGACAGGGAACGGCTGGACCATCATGCGGCCCTGATTGTCGAGGCCGCCGGGGATGCTGGCGTTAGGCCGAAGGTCGATGACGCCGTTAGTCACGCCATCGTCGTGCACGAGAAGCGTAGGCTCAGCGATCCGCTGGCCAACCTTTAAGATGCTCTTCTTCATGGCGCTGGCAGTGCCGAGCGCGCCGAGCGCTTGCGCCGCAGGAGCAAAGCCGTAGGGGTCGCCCGCCTCAGTGAAGGTGCGCGGGGTTAGGTACGGCATGGACTTGAAGCCTTGCTCTTCGCCGATGTAGTAGCGATCCGTCACGCAGATGTAGCTGCTGACATACGGATGGCGGCGGGCATCAATGGCCTCGGGGTCGTAATCGGTGCGCGGGTGCACAACGTGGACAAACTCTTTCATGTCCGTTTCTTTTTGCGCAGCTCCGACGGACAACTTCATGCACGGCGGCTCTTGCTCGCCGGGGAACTTCTGCGCGAACTGGCGGCGGTTCAACCAGAAGCGATAGAAGACTGTATCGACATCGCCTTCGTCATTGACCAGCACATAGATGTCGCGCATCGAGCACGCGCGGTACAGAAACTGATTCGACTTGCGACGGCGACCGTAGAAGATCGGCCCCATACCATAGACGCCGATCGACGCATACGTTTCGGACGAAGCCTGCTTGAACTTGCCCTTCTCGTCGTAGCGCATCCGAAACAGCAAGCTATTCAGCTCGTCGAAGTAATTGCGCACGCGCATCGAGCGCGCAAGGTTGCGGTCGGAGACAGCGAGCGTTTGCCAGACCATGTTGTGCGGCGTGATCATGCGCTCCAAGATGGCCATGTACTTTGGCAGGGCGCGCGTGCCGGTCGTGTCAAACGCAACGCGCCGGGCTGCTTGCCCCTTGCTCTGGCCTACCAGCATGGACGGGCCGTCTACATTCCACGCGCCGTACTGACGCGGCAGGCAGTAAGCCGCCGCCATCTTCCAGTCATTCTCGTGAGGGCTACGGATCGTCTTAGCTTCTTCGTAGCGCGTGATGATGTCGGACGCGAGGGGACGTGCCATTAAGTTGCTCCTGCCGCGCCGAGATAAGAGACAGCGCTGTTCTTGGGTGCTGTACCACCGCCGGTGAAGTACGTCATAGCGCGACTACCACCGCCTGCGAAGATACGACGTTGCTCGTCGGCCAGCTTTTGAGTTTGCGCATCACTGCGCGCGGGGGCCGGAGGTAGCGGAGCGGGAGCCGGTGCGATAGGTGCGGGCTTAGCGCCCCCAATGATACTTCCCATGTTGCCTCCTACAAAGCGAACTCGTCGTAGTCTGATAAAACTTTTGGCCCTCGCTTGGCGTACTCGTTCGTCCTATCCCGACGCGCGACCCGCACCGCGAATGTCAGCGCCAGTGTATCCGCATCGTCAGGCGAAGGCAATCCCCTCTTGCGCATGTCTTCCTTGGCCTCAAGTTTCAAGCGCTGTTCGTGCCTATCCATTGAATAAAGAATGGTTGTTAGCTGAGAGAACAAGTCGTCGTCCTCGTTAATGCAGCCTTGCTCAAACAGCCAATCGCGCATCAGCGACCAGTACTCGGCGCGCTTGTTCATGTACCTCTCTGGCTCGCTCGACTGAGCGCCGGGGTGTACTTCTACGATGCGGTATCCTCTGTCGCGCATGATGTCCACAACGCCAGCGCCTACGCCGGTGGACTCAATGACGATAGCATCGGGTTTATGTATGTCTGCTTCTCGCATACATATCTCTGCGAGCTTCGTAAGTGCAAGACCTTTGAACTTGCGCGCCGGGAAGCTGCGCGCATCGCGCCCCTTGCGGAACCGAATGACTGAGTGGTCAGTGCCGTACCGCGCCACGTCAACGGCCATGATCAGGCCAGCGTCAGAATCGGGGTGCAGCTCGCGGTTTTGCGCTTGGCGCACGATGTCTACGCTGATGAATCCGTTGAACGCTTGGTTAGGGAACACACCTTTAATACGTACTTTAACTTCGTCGCTGTCCTCACCGTACTTGTCGATGATGCCTTGCAGCGCCGCCTTGTTCGTGTGCGTCACCTCACGGCTATCAACGTGCCTGTTCCAGTAGAGGTGGGAGTGCTTGTCGAAGCAGTCAGCAAACTCGCCGTCGGGACGCGTGGGGTTGCCGAACGCAAAGAAGAACGCCTCGCCGTCGGTGAGCGCACCTTCCGACACTTCCCATATCTTCTTGAAGATACCGCTCGCTTCGTCGAAGATCACGAACACGGTCTTGCCCTCGTTGTGTAGACCGGCGAACGCTTCGGTGTTGTCTTCGCTCACCGTAGCTGCCGTGGTCTTATAGTTTTTCTGCCGCTCTTCGGGATACGCCGCAAACACCAAGCCTGTCGCTGACAGCTTGAACCAGTGCTTGTTGAGCATCAGGTTGTGCCACTTGGAAAGCTCAGGCCAAGTCTTGTCCTCTAACTGGAATTGCGTGTTGGCCGTGACGGCACCGCGCGTGTCGGG